TTCCATGGATCAGAATGGACTGGTTTGCGTGGGTGGCAGCGGAACGGGGGGCACGATCACGGTACTGGGAGCGGGCGTCCTCAATGCCGCCAACAGCACCACGGCGCCGCTCGCTGGCAACGCCACATTCACCGGAACGGCGGTTTCGGTGCTGCCCTATTCCCAGGTCCAGGTCATCGTGGACGCGGATCAGGCATCTGCGGCGACCGGCGTGCAGCTTCAATTCAGCCAGGACGGCACGAACTGGGTCGATACGACCGTTTCATCCTTCACGCCCGGCGTGGCGCCGAACCATGGACAAATCTACAATACTGGCGCTCGGGCGCAGTTCTTCCGGTTTGTCTATACGAATGGCGCGACGCCTCAAGGCGCGTTCGCGGCACAAACCATCCTTAAAAGCGCGGACGCGCTCGGCGATTTTACCGACCTCGGCGTGCCGCCTGTCGCCTCTGCTCATGGTCAGGTTGTCAGCGCGCTGATCAGTGCCAACTCCACGAAGACGCCCGTGATCCTTCAGGCCAATCCGCAAGGGAAGCTGACGGCGGCGGTGACTGAAGTAACACTAGACGTTAAGACTGTAACGACTGGTGGTGTTGCTGTTACAGCCATAGCATCAGGGCACAGAACAGAAGGGGGATGGATACAAAACCCTCCATCCGCTACAGTCAACTTGTGTATCAATACTATAGGGGCCGCATCTGGTACTACATCAAGTGGTGACACTACTTGCGTAGTTCCAGGGCAGACTTACGTTGTCTCCGCTGGTCCTGGTGCGGTGTCGGTGATCTCGTCAGATAGTGCACATCCGTTTTCTGGATATGGCTACCAATGACGGGGTGGTTCAAACCATCGATGTTGCGGCCAACCAAGAAGTCTGCGGCGCTTGACCATATTATAGTTGACGGACATCTTGCGACAAGCGTCAGGCAACGAAATCTTCTCCCCGTCGAGAACGATGAAAATGGTGTTCCTCCTATTGTTCGCTTGCACCTGACTGGTTGCCCAGATGCAATTGCTCTTGCTATATCCAGCGTCGTTATCCAGGCGCTCTATCGAGTGCCTGGACGATGGACGCGGACCCATGTCAAAAAAGAATCGAGAGAAGTCGTCTATCCATTCGTCACAAACGGATATCCCTCTCCCTCCGTATCTGGAATAATCACTTGCTATAGGGCTATGACACCTTCTCCGTATGTTCATCCAAGCGGTATATTCAGGAGGGCGCTTTCCTTCGTGTGTGGCTCCGTGTTTAGTGACGCTCGCTGCCATATTGGCCATGCGCGTGCAGCCACATCCAAGAGAATGACCGTTCTTCAGATTGCCGCCGCAAATTGCCCTCTTGGTGCCGCAATAACAACGGCAAAACCAATATGGATTGCGTTCGATCTTATGGGAAAATCCAAGCACAAGCCACCGGCCATATCGCTCGCCAGTCAAATCTTGCATAGTGCGTTTAGCCATCCGTTCCTCCTCCGAAGGATCATGGTCAGGGGCGATGTGGCCCGGCCAGGCTGCATCGCTCCGTCACTCTACCAGAACCGCATGGCGTTACAATCATGAACCGACGCCGCGCCCTGTTGACCGCCGGCGCCTCTCTCCTGGCGCCAGGTGCCTACGCGCAACCCGTCCCCATCGGCGGCCCCACGGGCCTACAGAAGTTCAAGCCAGGACCGCAATGGGCCGGTGTGCCGGGGCTTCCTCCTAGTTTAGACCTGAACCTCCTGACGGCCACGCTGGATGCCTCCATCACCTGGACGCGGGCCAACAACAACGCCACGAACGGACTGTTCACGGATGCGTCCGGCGCCGGGTTCAGCACGTTTCTCGCCAACGCACCCCGGATCAGCGTCGCCAATGGTTTGTTGATCGAGAATGCGCGAACCAACCTGTTGTTGAACAGCAGCACGCCCGTCACGCAAACGACCGGGTCGCTCGCGACGGGGGTTTACTCGCTCTGGGTCAACGGCGCGGGAACGGCGACGCCATCGGCGGTCACAGCGACCGGATCGGGGTTTACCGCCGCGTCCCAAGGTGTCCCGTCCACCTTCACGATCACGGTCGCGGGCACCGTCCTGGTCACGGTCGGGGGTGCGCTCAATCGATTTCAGCTTGAAGTCGCCACGCAAACGGACGCCACGAGTTATATTCCGACCGTCGCCGCGACGCTGACTCGCGCGATTGAATCCGGAACGGCTCCCACGGCGGCATGGTATAATGCCGCGTCAGGTACGTTCGTGGTCGATTTCATGCAGTTACAGATCACAACGGCCAGTCAGTTTGAACTGCCGACGCTTTACACGGACGCCTCAAACCTGCTGGAAATCAAGATCGTCGGCTCGGCTATGCAACTTCTCTCTTGGTCCTCCAATGTAAACAATGCCTCGATCACGGCGACAGGCGCGATTTCCGCCGGCATCGTGCAGCGCGTTGGGTTCACCTATGACGCGGGCACGAAGATCGTGTCTCTGTCCCTGAATGGTGGGCCGGTTGGGTTCGCCGTGCCCGCCAGTCTCGCGACGTTCAATCAGATCAAGTTTGGCGTGACGCGCGGAGCGGGCTGTCAGGACGGGTTCACGCGGCGGCTACGTTACTATCCACGGGCGCTTCAGGTGCCGGAACTCAGGGCGGTGACGGTATTATGAGGAAGTGGCTCCTGGCGTGCGTCGCCTTATTTTTGCCGATGGCCGCTCATGCGGCGTGCGATCCGACACAGGCGACGGCGGGAATGCTGGGGTGCAGTCCGACCGCGCCATCCGCGGCGGGAACGGACTATCTCTATCTGTGGCAGCCGCCGAAATTCCCCAATTCGCAGCAAAAGATCACCGTCGATAGCTTGTTCAACGGGCGTGGCGCGCCGAACCTCGCGTCCCCCGGACCGATCGGTGGAACGACGCCGAACACCGGCGCCTTCACGACGATCACTGGCGACACCAGCGCCGCGACCTCCACGGCAACGGGTTCCACGACGGCCCGCACCGACGCGGCTCGCTTCGCCGAACGCATCAACGTCCGCGACTTCGGCGCCGTCTGCGATAACGTAACGGACGATCGCAACGCCTTCGCGGCGGCCATCAATCGCGTCAACACACTGACGGCGGCGGGACAACAGGCGGTCATCCACGTCCCACCAGGATCATGCCGTATCTTTGGCACGAACGGCGTGCTGCCGTCGTTCGCCTTGCACGTCCCTGGCGGCATCGTCGGCGACGGCACCATGAAGTCCTGGATCGTGATGGACGCGACCTATTCCGGCGATCTGTTCTCCTGGTCTGAGGCATGGTCATGGGGCACGACATGGACTGACCCGAACACGGTATCGCCCGTTACGAACGCCACTGGTCCGATGGTGAAAGACATCTCCATCGTCGGCAATCTGACGTCGAGCGCGCCGCAATATGCGCTGCACTTCTATGATCGGAACGATTTCATCTGGGTCCAGAATGTTCAGATGCTTTACATTCATGGCGGCTGCATTTCGACCGGGACGCCGAAGAACGTGCCTGGGAACGGTTTCCAGCGGGAAGGGAATTTCAATTTTATCCGATGCTTGCAATCGGGCACGCCAACCATTCCGGCGATGGACTTCGACGCCAACGGCGCCGCTCCGTCAACGCCCGCGAACTTCACGGATATTGATATTTACGGCATGTCGGGAGTCGGGTTCCAGATCAGGAACCACGCCACGCAGCCATTGAGCGGCTACAAGATCACACGGCTACGGGTTGAGGGGTTGGCGGGCAATCCTTCCATCGCGTCCGATCTGGTCGTTATCGGTGACGCCACGGCGCCGGGGCAGGTGCATGACATCTGGATCGACCAGATGCAGTTGATTTCGCCCTATCCGGGACAGTGCGCCCTTCGTGTGACCGCGAGCGGCGCGGCGGTCAAGCCGTTCAACGTGATCGTGAGCGGCGCGATCACGCGCGGCGGCGGAACGGGCAAGGGGTTGTGTATCGACTCGGGGCGGGACAGCATATTCCGGCTGTCAACGAACACGACTACCGACACCAACGTAACGATTGGACCAGCTTCGGGTGGCCTGATCGGAACCGATCTGACGATTGACGGCAATGGAGTCGAACAGGCGTGGACATGGAGCGTGGATGCGAGTTCCATCCGACTTCCGCAGTCCATCCTCTACAAAACGGGGGTGGCTACATCCTCGGCCATGTCTGTCGGCGCCACTTATCACGATGGCTCGTCATTGGGCGGCAACGCGGTGGGCGCCAACGCGGTTGATCTGCAAATGTCGCGTGGCGCGGCGACGCAGGTCGCTTCCGCGTCCGGTAGTGTCGCGCTTGGTTCGTCCAACACGGCGGCGGCGCTTTCCGCCACGATTGGCGGTGGTGCGAATAACGTGGTTTCCGGTGCGTTCAGCGCGGTTCCTGGCGGCACGCGATCGGCGGACAGGGCGAGGGTCGGAATGTTGATGTATGCCAACGGCGAGTTTGGGGTATCGGGCGACGCGCAACTAAGCGAGGCGGTGTTTTTTGGTAGCGGATCGACGGCGGCGGCCTTTCCTCTGACCAATGGCGGCGCGGCGCCAACCACGAACAACTGCCTGAATATCCCAAATTTCGCCGCTTTCGGGTTCCGTGTGCATCTGCACGCGCGGAACTTCACGACGGCGGGGCAGGATTACGACTGGATGATGCCGAACGCCATGCTGACGCGGGATGCCAATGTGGCCAGCACGGTACTGACGCTCGGGACGCCGGTTGTCCTTACGCGCGGCACGGTGACGGGCGCGGCGGTAGCAGCGACGGCGGATATCACGAACGGGTGCCTGTCGCTGACGTTCGCCCCACCAACGGCGAATACGACTGACGTTTGGCACGTTGTCGCGAGGATAGATTCGGTCGAAGTTCAATGAAGGAATTAAGTCCCATCAGTCCAGAACTCGCCATGATATTTCTTGGCGGCTTCGCAATATGCGGCGTGGGCTTCTTCTTTTGTGTCGAAAAGACCAAGATAGTAAGCTTTCCTATCGGAAACTATAGTAGAATACCACTCCTTGCTGGTCTTATTCCAAAACGCACCCTTCAAACCGCTAGTATTATCGAACGCCTTCGTCGTGTTTTTAGCATTCTGCAGCCTCGTGGAGGCTCGGATATTTTCCCACGTATTGTCGGATGGGTTTCTGTTTCTATGGTCAATCTCTGGGGGTTCTTCGTTGGTCATCAGTTTCCATATGATTCTGGAAGTCTGATAATGTTTGTTGCCCAAAGCCAGGCTCCCTCGATTTCGGTGAATACATCCAACCATTTTACCGGCAAATCGCCGGTTCCACCTGTCACAGTAGGTTTGAGATTTGAAGTGTTCAACTGGACGCTCATTCCACAAAAGCAACCCAGCAATGGGGTCGTAGGAAAGAGCCGCGACAAGGTACGCCTGAGATGGTAAGGGTCTGGCAGCCATTTCGTTCTCTCCAACAGGACGATGGTCAGGGCGCCGCCAACCCCCTGGCAGGGGCGCGGCGTCCGCCATTCTACGGCATGGGAAGCAGGTTTTCCAGATGGAAAATGCTTCAATAATGGGTTGGACCCATCCGCCGGGGTGACGCCCGGACCCAAACACCCAACGCTCACGGGGGATTCGCATACGCGGGGGACTGCGTATGGTTGACGAAGAACGGCCCGGTGTCGGGATGCCGAGGCCGCGGTGGGATCGCGAGCGGAGGGTCAGCCGGCAATCAGCGGAGGACGCGGTGATCCGGTCGTGGATCACGGTGCTAATGGCCTTCGTGTGCAAACACTGGCCTTGGGTCACGTCAGCCATCGCCACCGGCCTGCTGGCGCTGCTTTACAATGTCTACGTTCTGGGCGGCATGGCGCAGATGGTCAACAGCAACATCGACCGGCTCGCGCGCATGTCCGATGAAGTCACCAAGATCAACCTGCATGTCGTCGGCCTGGAAGTGCATCACGATGACCTGACGGCGCGGGTCGAGACGCTGGAACGGTCAGGCAGTCCGGTGGTGCAGGCGCTGCGGGTGCAGGTGGAATCCCTGGCGATCGGGTATCACGAGTTGTATCCGATGGTGAGCAAAGACCTGCACGACCTGATCGCGCGAATCGAGGGGCTACAGGAGCACAGCAAGGGCGACGTCGAGCGGTTTGACGGGGTCAACCGGCGGATCGGTGGCGTCGAGGACCGGAGCAACGTCGCGGACAATGAGATACGGACCCGCATGAATCTGATACAACAGCGCATGGAACTGCTGTCCGACCGGATCGGGGGAACGGGAACGCGGCCGGGGGCGCCGTGAGCATGTGAAAGGGTAATCGCGATGGGATGCTTTTCGGCGGCGTGGTTGGTTCAGTTCATCGTCTGGCTGATCGTGGTCTGTGCCATCGTGGCGATCGGGCGGCGCGTGCTTCCCATTGTTCTTGGTTGGCTCGGGGTGGCCGGCGATGTCGTCATGCAGGTCATCAACATCATCCTTATCGCCATAGTGCTGATCTGGTTGGTTTGGCTGTGTTACGATATTTTGACCTGTTCCGGTGGCATCGGCCTGCCGGGCCGGCGATGAGCATGATGTTCTGGGACCCGGACGCTTACGAAATCGTATCCTGGTTCACGCCATGCCATTGTGGCGGCAGCCCTTTGTCTGGAACTTGCAAGTCTCCCGGTGGCTGCACCGTGTCCGGTGGTGTCAGCCAACGCCAACGTCCATTAGCGGAATATCAGGCGATCAAAGCTGAAAAGCTAAGATTGGAGGAGGACGCGATCCTTCGCAGGGCAGATGAAATACGAGCCAGAAGATATCAAGGATGAACCACACGTCATGGCTCCCGATCGCGATCCTCGGACTGGCGCTGATGCTGGTCTGGGTGCTTGTGAGGGTCTGACGCCATGATCGATAGCGCCGCATGGCTTATCCTGGCGATCGCCGTTGGGTGGCTGGTGGCGCTGGCCATCTGGCGCTGGTGGCGGCGGTGATGCCGCTCGACCGTGAGATCGTCCGCGTGTGGCTCGCGATCATCGTCGCGCTGGCCGTCGTGTGGGGCGGGATTATCGCCGTGGCATGGTGGCTCGCGGGGTGAGCAAACTCAGTCGCATCCGTTGCATGGACTGCCAGCGCGACACAGGCGCCAACGGGTTAAAGGAGTATCCCACGATGATTCGCGACGATGTATGGTTGAGCATCACGGGTGAGACGGGCGGTGCCGGGGTTCTCTGCCGAGCCGACATGGAGCGGCGCCTGGGACGCCTTCTGGTGGAGGCCGATATGGCGCCATGATCGAGGCGCTGCTCGTCATAGGCCTCGTCGCCGCCGTGTCAGTGGGCACGGCGTGGCTCGCGGGATGGCTCGCGCGGTTGCCAAGGCCGTGACGGTGTGGGAAAGTGGCAGGGTGCGCGGGCCGGGCTCTGAACCCCGGCCACGCGCTGAAACCGAGGAAGCGGTTTCGGGAACCCTGCCCATAGGTATACCCGATCACCGCTCCTGACGCAAACAGGAGGACACTGGTGGGTGATCAGACATATAAGTTCAAATGGGATAATATGAACCTGCCTGAATACCTCCAGGATAGACGGGCAACGATCAACAGTCTTCGTTGCGAAGCCAACATTCTGATGCGGCGCGCTGAACAGATAGAGGCAGAACTGGTAGTCCTGACAACCACGATCGTTGAGGTTGATGACTGATGTTCAACAAAGGGGCATTGATGGAACGACGCCGCATCCGCTGGTTCGGCTGCGGTGCCGCTAGCGCGGTTGCCATCGCGCTCGATCTGCGCGGCCACCCCGGCGGCGTGGTGGCCTACTGCGAAACCCGCGCCGAGCATCCCGACAACGAACGCTTCCTACGCGACTGCGAACGCTGGTGGGGCGTATCCGTGATCCGACTGCACTCAGATGAGTATGAGGACACCTGGGACGTATGGGAGCGGCGCCGGTTCATAGCCGGGCCAGACGGAGCACCTTGCACTGGCATTCTCAAAGTCGCGCCGCGTCATGCGTTTCAGTATGCCGATGATATTCACATCTTTGGCTACACCTGCGATGCGACCGATCAGACCCGCGCCGAACGGCTCGCGAAGGTGTTCCACGAACTGACCATCGAGAACCCGCTGATCACGGCGGGACTGGACAAGGCGGCCTGTCTCGCGATGGTTCAGGGCGCGGGGATCGCGCTGCCCGTGATGTATTCGTTAGGTTTCCAAAATAATAACTGCCTCCCGTGCGGCAAGGCCACGTCGCCGGATTACTGGTCCGCGATGCGTCTGCACTTCCCCGCTCAGTTCTCGCGCATGGCGGAACTCTCGCGGCGGCTTGGTGCGCGACTGACGCGGATCGCCAACGAGCGGATATTCATTGACGAGATACCGGCGAACTGGCCGACGCTCAATCCATTGGCGCCCGCGTGCGATTTCCTGTGCCAGATCGCCTCACAGGATTTAGCCTGACTCATGGCCCACTCGCGCGGTCCCCGCACCGAAAACATCCAGGCCAAAATCCCGAATCCGGTCATGCGGCGGCTGGACGTGGCGGTGGACCGGCTTGGCCTTGGAAGCCGCGCCGAGGCGCTGAACCGGGCGATACCGTTCTGGCTTGATCACGTCGAATCTGGTTATCCTCCGGTCACGGAACAAGAAACAGAGCAGGGAGATGACTGACATGCGCACAACACCTTGGGATTGGAACGATCCGACGTTCCGGTTGGCGGGGCAGCAGGCCGTGAACGAGGTCCAACAGGGGTTACAGCAACGCGCCATGCGGAACCCTGAGCCAACGTCGGACGTGATGATTCGCACAATAACAGGATCACCCATCCTGACTGGAAAGGTCACTTATCCGGGGCAACCCTCTCCCGCCGCCATCGCCGCGTTCCTGGACGTGGTGCGGCGGTTGAATAACAGCGTGGACTTTGGGGAGGTCGAGCCGGCGGCCGACGTGTGGCGGTGGCTTGAGACCCTGGCGCATGAGTGAAGAAGACCTCGCCGCGCTGCTGCGCCAGCGGGGATGCCGGATGCTGGACATGCGGGATCAGATCGCTCGCATGTGGAAACCTATAGAGACGGCGCCGCGAGGCGTGGATTTGCTGCTATGGGTGCCACCTTCGCCATTGTTGGCGGATATCGCGAAAGGGCACCATGAGGTTGGGCGCCTGGCATATCCCATGGAAGTTCGAGCAACGCACTGGATGCCGCTTCCTGACCCGCCTGAGTAGTTCCCGTCCCTGTTCCCGCCACGCGCCGTGTGCGATAAGGCACCATGAGCCGCCAGCCCGATCGCGAGCATGACAGAGACGACCGCTTCGTGGCCCGCGTGGTCGCCGCGATCAAGGCGGAACTCGATCAGGTTCACCGGGAACTGCACGCCGCGCACGCGAAACTCGACTACGATCACACCTTAATCGAGGAGTTGAAAACTATGTCCGCTACTCTCCAATCCGACCTCGCGGCTCAGAGCGCGGCCGTTCAGGCGCTTGCCACTGAAGTCAGTGATGGTCTCGCGGCTAATGCTGCCGCCATCCAGGCGTTGAAGGATCAGATCGCGGCCGGTAGCCCGGTTACGGCGGCAGACCTGGCAACCCTTGAGGGCAACACCACTGCCGTTCAGGCTGCCACCACGGCGTTGCAGGCGGCGCTCAACCCCGCACCGGCTACGCCTCCCGCGCCTTGACGCGACCGGACGGCGGTGGCATGGTGTCGCCGCTTAGTTATTGCCCCGGCGCTTAAAGGCCCGCTCTCCTATGGAATGGTTAGCGGGCTTTTTCGTGCGCGGCTATCAGGCGTCGCGCTCGCGTTCCAGGCGGGCGATGGCGCGGTCGAAGAGACGGACCACAGTGGATTGATTCACTATGTTGTCATTGTAGGTCGTGACCACCTTGTAAGGCTTCGGCAGGTCGCGTTCCAACAAGGATTGAGCATAGGCCAACGTCTCATCCTCAAATGACCCGACGGCCGCCCCAATCCAACCGACCGCGCAATGACGAGCAAGTTCCCCAGGTATCGTCACCATATGGCGACACCACCCTCCCGGCTTGCTGATGCCCTCACGCGCGGCGCGGAGGATGCGGAGGTCGCGCTCGGTCTGGGTTTCTGTCTCTGGGTAAGTCGTGTTGTCGAACGGCATGTTACTTCCCTTCTGGTTCGTTCAGGATGGAGACGCGGGCCGGAATCGAACCGGCGTGCTCACTTGCGTTCCAGTTCCGCGCGATGCGGCGAAGTACCCAACGATGATCAACCCAACGGCGGTGGCGTGCCAGCAGGACCAGAAGATGTCCCATTCCAGACCGGCGATGGTCGGAAGCGGGGCCGTGTAGTAGTACGCGAACCACCATAAGGGCACGCTGCCGGTAAGTCGTATCATAACCGACAACATGTGTCCGGTCGCATCATAGGCTTCCATCGCGACGCCGAGCCAGAACAGGCGCTTCATTTTTTCTCCAGTTCATCCAGTTCCGCGCGGGCGACGGCGACTTCTTCTACTGTGAAGCAAAGAGTCACGACGGACGCACCACTTTGGTAAGCCTCAACTGCATCCACAATCGTCCGTAGCGCCGTCTTCGGCGGCTCGTAGGCCAGCAGCGCGGCGCGGATCGTGGGCCAGTGCTTATCGCACAATTCACTACGCTCCAAAGTGGCTACCGGCCAGTTCTCGATATCCGCGACTATCTTCGCGCCGGTTTTCACCGCCCTGTCCCTCCGCCTGGAATGATCGTGAACGTCACCGTTCCGCCGCACGGCAGATCGTAGGTGAACGATTTTGGTGCTTCCTTGCAGGCCGCATTGTTTTCGCAAGTCGGGATGACGACCATGGGTACCGGCGACGCGCCAGTTCCAGGCGACGATCCTTGTGCCAAAGTAGCCGCGCCAGTCAGGAGCGGGGCGAGAATGGCGAGGACGCGGGTCACATTGCTCATGGCCACAACCGCGCGAGACCGATCCCGATGCCTATTCCTCCGAGGCACACCAAGGTCAAGCCGATATACAGCGGCCAATGATCCCACCACCTAAAGACCTGCGGCGACGGGATCTCGACCCAACCGAACGGGGTGTGCCGGCGGGCGGAGAGGCGGCGTAGGGTCATGTTCCGCCTCCCTCAATTTCCGCGATCAGCGCGCGGCGTGTCAGACGCGCATCATCAAACAATGGAAAGCAGACCGGACACAATTCCGGAACGCCCGCGCCATCGCACTCAGTGCAATTCGCGTTCGCATTTTCGGCGTCTTCCAGCATTTGTAATGCCTTCAACAACCGCGGCGCGGCCAACAGCAACCGCGCCCGCGCCGGATCGCGCTGGCTCGTCGGCAGGAACGCGACCGAGGTGCCGTCAGCGTCGAAGATGGCGCGAAGGGTGTCGTCGTATTCCCATGGTGCGTTGAAGTCGGTCATGTTTTCAATCCCTCCATCGCCGCGTGCGCCTCGCGCTCTTCCTGGTAGCGCCTGCTAAGT